CGACGTCCTATTTTTTCGCAAGCTATGTCCGTAGCTCGTACCGATGGATTCTGTTGGTCGTTTAATAGCCGTCAGTCGTCTGTTCAGATTTTGGACGATACAACAACTGTGACACCTCTTAAACGAGCGATTGTCACACTTAGATTTAATTTGAGATAGGAGGTAGTAATGCCAGAACCTAGCAAAGAAATAAAAAAGGAGGAGAAAGAAGTAATGTCAGAAGCACAAGAACAAACAAAACAATTAGAAGCAAAACAAGGGATTCACTCAATCTTGTTATTTCGTTTGTTGAAAGAAGCGGAAAAACAAGAAGCAACTAAACTTGCTTTTCAAACCGAGCACGAAGTAGGTAAAAGCCGTGACGTAGATGGACAAAAAACTAAAGATGGTATTATCCAGTCTGTGGGAGCTTTAGAGTATGACTTTAAAGCAACATCTATTTTAGCCAAAGGTGACGAACTAGCAGCTAAACTAGAAAAAGCCATGGAGGATGGTGAGCTTGTAGAAATTTGGGATATTGATTCAGAAGAAACAAGCAAAAACGCCGACAGCGGCGGTAAGCTTGCAAAAGTTTGGGGTATTAATGGAAATGGAACAAACGAAGGAAATGGTAAATACCTAGCGACTTACTACCAAGGATACATTTCAAGCTTCAGTGCTAAGAAAAATGCTGAGGAAAATATTGAAATTGAAATGGAATTTGCCATCAACGGTGTTGGCCAAAAAGGATTCGCTACATTAACAGATGCCCAAAAAGCAGCTGTACAGTACAAATTTAAAGATACAACAAAGTCCAGCGGCGAAGAAACTAAAAAAGAAAACAGCTTTGAAATGTAACTGTTAGGCTGGATTTAGCATCCAACCTTTTATTTTAAAGGAGAAAGAACAATGCAATTAGAAATTAAAGGAAAAACTCATAACGTAAAATTTGGCACACGATTTGTTGCTGAAATGGACAAAGCTCATGTTACAGAACGTGATGGGATGAAATTTGGTACTGGTTTACAATCAACGGTTCCGTTTTTGTTTGAACATAATGTTGTGACACTTGCTGAAATCATTCATGTTGGAACCATTACAGAATCACCTCGTCCAAGCTTGAACGACATTTACGACTACATTGATGAGGTCGAAGATATCGAAAAACTTTTCGACGATGTTCTAGACGAGTTACGTCAGTCAAACGCTTCAAAGTTATTTATGGCTCGAGTAGAGAAAAATCTAGCAGAGGTAGCAGCCGAAGCCTAAAAGAACCCAATGAACATTATTCTTCTCAAGAAAGCTTTGAGATGATTGTGCTTAATTGTATTAGATATCTCGGCATGACTGACATCAATGAAATCGGGCGATTAACTTTGTATGAATATGATTTATTAATGACAGGCAAAGCACTAGCGGCTGTTGATGAATCACATAAAGCTCACAAACAAGCTTGGATAAATTACCAAGTTACGGCAACAAAACTTGTTGGTGGCAAGAAAAATAAAAAAGAAGTCCCTGTTTATAAAAATTCAAGGACTTTTTTGATTATGAGGAAGAAATCCGAAAAATCACTCAAGAGATTGATGAAGGTTACGACAAGAAAGGTATGGATTTACTTCTCAAAGCTAACCTTTAAAGAAAGGAGGTTAAATGGGAGAATCTTATTCTGTTGAAGCGGTTTTGACAGCTGTTGATAAAACCTTTGGCAAAACATTACAATCGGCAATCCGTTCAATCGATGGCTTGGAAAAGCGTTCAACCGGTTTTTCATCGGTGTCTCAAAAAGCTAGTTCCATGTTTAAATCTATGTTAGGAGCGAATTTAGCCGGACAAGCTATCTCGGTAATGACAGGGACAGTGTCATCAGGCCTTGGCTCTATGCTTGGTGAGATGAATAGTTCAGCGAAAGCGTGGAAAACTTTTGACGCCAATTTAGCGGACATTGGGTTTGGAAAAAAACAAATTTTGGCAGCTAAAACGGCGATGCAAGACTATGCAACTAAAACAATCTACTCGGCATCAGATATGGCTAGCACGTATGCACAGTTAGCGGCAGTTGGTGTGAAAGATACCGGAAAGCTCGTAAAAGCTTTTGGCGGTTTAGCTGCATCTGCTGAAAATCCGAAGCAGGCCATGAAGTCTATCAGTCAACAAATGACGCAAGCAGTAGGAAGACCAACAGTTGCATGGCAAGACTTTAGGATAATGCTGGAACAGGCGCCTGCAGGGATGGCTAAAGTCGCTAAATCTATGGGTAAAAATCTTGATGAACTCGTCGCCGATATCCAGGCGGGTAGGGTTAAAACCAGCGATTTTTTGGAAGCGGTAAAAAAAGCAGGCAATGATAAGAGTTTCCAAAAGATGGCAACTGAGTTCAAAACTGTTGACCAAGCCATCGACGGTATGCGAGAAGGCTTATCCAACAAATTGCAACCAGCGTTTGAAAAAGTGAACCAATTTGGAATTAGAGCGATCGAAGCAATCGGTAAACAACTCGATAAAGTTGATTTTTCTAAGTTTGCTAGTAATCTTGGGAAATTCCTTGAAGGAATTAATATCGATAAAATTGTATCTAATATTTCATCGGCGATTTCATCTGTCACTTCAAAGGTTAAAGAATTTTGGGACGGTTTCAAACAAACTGGAGCAATTAGTGCTTTTTCAGGAGCTTTGCAGAGCGTTTGGGGAGCTTTAAAAAATGTCGCTAGCGCCATGAGCGGAGGGAATTGGAAGACTTTTGGAGCAACAGTTGGAGGGATTGTTAAACACGTCTCTAACTTCGCTAAAGCTGTTTCCGATGTTTTAGGAAAGATGGACCCTGGCAGACTAAGAAGTTGGATAGCTACCTTCGCCGCAGTAGCTGGAGGTTTTAAATTATTCGAAAAATTAACGGGACAAAGCGTCATTGGTTCTTTTTTGGATAAAATTGGCAGCAAATTTGGCCTCTTTGGAAACAAAGCCAAAGAAGGAACAGACAAAGCCTCTAACGGCGCTAGAAGAAGCGGTGGCATTATTAGCCAAATCTTCAGCGGTTTGGGTAATATCGTTAAGTCTGCTGGTACAGCCATATCAACAGCTGCAAAAGGTATCGGAGCTGGTATTAAAACTGCTTTGTCTGGAATCCCCCCTATCATTAGTTCTCTAGGAACCGCAATATCAACAGTTGCGCAAGGTATAGGCACTGGGCTAGCAATCGCATTTAAAGGCCTTGGTTCTGCTATTGCCATGGTGCCGCCTACCACATGGCTAGCTTTAGGAGCGGCAATTTTAATGGTTGGTGCTGCTTTTGCCTTGGCAGGAACTCAAGCTGATGGCATTAGTCAAATTTTAAGAACCGTTGGCGATGTTGTTGTGCAAATCTTACAACAGGTTGCTGATAGCCTGGCTACTTTAATCCCTATTATCGCAAGCGCCATCGGCTCTATATTACCAATTATAGCAGGTGCTATTTCTCAAATCGTTACAGCAGTAGCTGGTGGACTATCTCAAATCGTTACAGCTGTTTCAACAGGGGCATCTCTCGTTATAGGGGCTTTCACAGGACTTCTTGGTGGTGTTTCTGGGGTTATTAACTCCATTAGCGCTGTTATCCAATCGCTAACTGGTGTGATTACCGCAGTATTCAATGGCATAGCTACTGTTATTTCATCTGTCGGTTCGGCTATCAAAGATGTATTGACGGGTCTAGGAACCGCTTTTGAAGGATTTGGAAATGGTGTAAAATCAGCTCTAGAAGGTGTTGGGGCAGTAATTGAATCGTTTGGTAGTGCAGTTAGGAATTTCCTTGACGGTGTTGCAAATATCCTTGATTCTATGGGTACTGCGGCACTTAATGCAGGCCGTGGCGTAAAAGAGATGGCTAAAGGCATTAAAATGCTTGTTGATTTATCCCTTGGAGATTTGGTTGCTACATTAGCAGCTGTGGCAAGCGGTCTAGGGAAGATGGCTAGCTCAGCTGGCGAAATGACAACATTAGGTTCTGCTATGAGCAAGGTAGCCAATGGTATGACACGTCTAGCAACAAGTGCTACGATAGCAATTACTGGATTAACAGTCTTTGCCACCACCATGGCAACTATTAAGACAGCAGTTGCAACTCTACCGCCAGTCCTAACGGACGT